GCGGGTTATCAGGAACTTGCGGAAGGCGCCGATGTGTCTCTCCTCAAGCCCAGCGATGTGGTGGCCTATGTTACCAATTACGCTGAGGAACAGGGCGTGGACATCTCCGGGCTTGCTCCCGAGGGTGTGACAGCCTTCGTCATGGCTTATCAGGAAATCGAAGGCGGTGCCCTGACCACCACGCTGAAGCCTTCTGATGTTGCCGCAATCGTTACCCAGTATCTGCTGGACGAGAATGTGGACCTGAGCAAGGTCACCGATGCCCAAGTGGATGCAATGGTTACTGCCTACGCTGAAGCCGCCAACTGCGACAAGACCGCACTGAAAGCTGAGGTTGTTGCACAGATCACCGAATATGTGCAGGCTGAAGGTCTGAATCCGCCGATTCTGACTACCAAGGTGCAGATCACCGGCTATGAGTTCCTGACCTATAAGGACTTTCAGGAAAACAGCGGGCTGAGTGTGGATGTGCCTGTCCGTCTGGGCGAAGTGGATGATGCCGAACTGACCGCTCTCTCTGCCAACGGCAAGATCAAATACTGGCAGGACGGCATTGAAATTCCAGTGACCGCTGTGCCAGAGGGCGCGATTACCGCAGATACCATCGCAACGATGGATGAGGATGGCACCATGCATATCCTGATCTCTCCGCAGGTCACGGGTACGCAGGAAGCTATTGATGCAATATCTCCGCTTGTGGATGAAGTGGATAAGCTGGGTGTAACCACCGCCGGTATGTGGGCTGGCATTATGCCTGCGACTACGATGGACATGATCGGTTCTGCGGTCAGCCGAATCAACTCCTACACCAAAACGCTGGACTACAACGGCTGGCAGAAGTTCTGGGCGGCTCTGCGCGGTGAAAGTACCAATCATGGCGTACTCGATCAGAGCATGCGATATGACTTCAACTCGCAGACTGTTGCAGAGCTTTCCGCCTATGTCGGCGAAATGGTCGCTGCGATCATGCAGGGCAAGCAGGTCTCTGAAGAGGACATTGCCAATCTGCAGGCTATTGTCACGTTCCTCAACGGACTGGACACGACTGAAACCGGCGCCCATATCCTTGAGGGTGTTGCCCAGGGCATGACAGAAGCTGGATGGGATACGGATGCTGAGACCGTTGCCGCCAATCTGGAGTCTGCGCTGAACATGGCCTTTGACATCAACTCGCCGTCTGAACGTGTGAAACCCGTAGGCGACAACGTGGCGGCTGGTGTCGGAGCCGGCATGAGCGCGCATGACTTCTCTACGGATGCAACAACGGTCGCAACTGCCATTGAGTCGGCAATCTCTACTGCATTCCCCGCAGCAATGCTGGCTTCCTATGGTACTGCCGGCATGCAGGGCATTGCTGATGCCATGACAGGCTACAGCATGTCTGCAACAGGCAGTACGGTTGGCTCCAACGTGAAGAGCGCCGTCAATGCCAGCCTGACCAGTACCACGCTCCGTTCTGCGGGCGTGAACGCGATGGCAGGTCTGAAGGCAGGCATCAATGCAGGCCGCTCCGGTGTGATCTCTGCCATGCGCTCTGCTGCCCGGGCCGCTGTCAGCGCAGCGAAATCCGAGCTCAAAATCAAATCGCCCTCTCGTGTTTTCGAGGATGAAGTCGGTGTCATGACCATGCGAGGCTTCGGACAGGGCGTACTGAAGGAAAGCAAGGAACAGGCGCGTGTCATCCGCAACGCTTCCCGGTATCTGACGGGCGAAGCAAAGAACAGCGCCATTGGCTACACCGCCAGCGACAACCGGCGCACCTACAACAACAGCGTGAACTCCACCATTCAGGTAGCACAGATGGTGATCCGCGACGAGCAGGACATCCGCTCTCTGGCTGTGGAGATCGCAACGCTGACCAGGCGACAGCAGCGCGGAAAGGGGCTGAGAATGGCATGAACGACTGGTTTGAATGGAACGGTGTGAAATGCACCGACTATGGAATCTATGTGACCGAACAGCCTCCGCCCACCATTCCGGAGGAACGAGTCACGTTCACCAATATCCCCGGACGGAGCGGTTCGCTGACCACTCTTGAAGGGGATTATGTATATGAGGATATGGTGCTGACAGCCACCTGCGTAATCTCTGATCCTGACAGGATTCCTGAGATCGCCGGGTGGCTGCGTGGCTCCGGCACAGTCACCTTCGCCAACCGCGATGGTGGCTTTTATTATGCTCGGGTGATCAATCAGATTCCCTTTGAAAAGATCCTTCGCGGCAATCCGCATAGAACCTTCGCTGTCAACTTCCGATGCAAGCCGTTCTGGTATGAAGCTGATGTGCCTGTAAAGAACATCCAGCCCGCCAGCGACAGTACCAGCGGATACGTCACCATACAGAACCCCGGCAATGTACCGTCTGAACCGATCATCACGGTGACCGGTAACGGCGAGATTACGCTGATGGTTGACATGACCATTGTGGAGCTTTCAGATGTGAACGGCGAGATCACGATTGATTCCGTTCTGCAGGAGGCATATTCGGGCATCACCTCCATGAACAACTGCATGAGCGGCGACTTTCCGACGCTGCCGCCCGGGAACAGCACGATCTCGTGGACGGGTAATGTGACTTATCTTAAGGTTCAGCCAAACTGGCGCTATCTGTAATAGTTGGCATCCTTGATCAGCGACACTTTGCCGCGATGAAAATGGCGGCCACCGAAACAATCAGCGCCGTTACGGGGGCGTTCAGCCAAATGCCGTTCAAGCCAAGTGGCTGTAGTATAATCAACAGCAGCACTGGCAACAGAAATGCGTTTGCAGTGGACAGCAATGCTGCAGGTGCAGGCTTGTTGATGGCTACCAGATAACTCTGGATAGCAAAACCGAACCATCTTGTAAGGAAAGTAAACCCGTACAACCGCAGGGCGTGTACTGTCATAGAAAGCATTTCTGTATCCGATGTCTCAACGAAAATCAAGGCTATGCGCTCCGGAATGCTGAAGATCAGAACAGTACTCAAAATGGATATGACCGCACATGCGCTGATACAGCAGCTTTCTATTTTTCGAACCCGTTTGGGCTTGTTTGCACCGTGGTTATAACCGATGGCTGGCTGGAGGGAATCACAAGCCCCGTACAGGATCGGCTGAATCAGTTCTCCGATATACATAAGCACACCATACACGCTGACAGCCAGTGCGCCGCCCATCCGAAGCAAAACAATATTCATGAGGATGGAAGTCATACGCGCAGCGACGTTGCTTAGGAAAACCGGACTTCCGCTGGCAACGAAGCTTCGAATCATGCGTGCTGTAAAGCGCGGACGCTGGAATTTCAGCTGCAGACTGCCTTTTACAAATGGGATGATTGCTGCAATACCACAGGCCATCATGCCCAAAGACACGCCTGCTGCTGCACCGATTACCCCCATGTTCAGCACGGCGACAAACAGAATCAGCAGCGCGGCAATCAGCACGGACATGATGATATTGAGCATCATGCTGGTCTTGATCTTTCCACTGATCCGCAGATAGTTGTCCATTGCAAAAACAATGGTCGTGAATGGCGAAAACACAGCGTATGTGCGAATATAACGCAGCGCCTGTGCTGCCAGTTCTCCCTCCGCGCCCATCAGACTGATGATCAGCGGTGATGCAAAAAACAGCAGCACGCCCATCGCTGCACCGGTGATGACAATAGCGATACAGGCACAGGTGAAATCGTTGTTGGCTTTGTCCTCGTTTCCTTGACCGAGAGCAATGGAAATCGGTACCGAAGAGCCAACACCGATCAGGTCGGCCAGCGCGAAGTTGATGAATATAATGGGTACGCCCAGATTCACTGCCGCAAAAGCAATCTCTCCAGAGTGCTGTGCTATGACGACGCCTTCAAAGAATCCCCAGAGAGATGCCACGAACATGCTAATGATCCCAGGAATCGCCGCAGTGAAAAACAAGCGAACAGGAGAAGTTTTTGAATACAGTTGCATACTGTCCATTGCTTATTCTGCCTCCGCCTGGATATCGGCAGAAAGCAGCCCTTGAACCGCAGAAATGTATTTGCGGAAGATGCGAAGGAACTCATCCTGCTCTTTCTGAGTCAGCTGCTCGGAAGCCTGAATCTCTATATCGATCAGTCGGTCTGCAGAACGTGCCGTCAATGCTTCGCCCTCTGGCGTCAGGCAAACCTGCTTCGTCCGGCGGTCAGCACCGGTGTGCATCTCAATAATGCCTTCTGTTTCCAACTTTTTCAATGCAGAATTGATGGTTTGAGGAGGCAGAAAGTTCTGATGAACGATCTCGCGCTGGGTCATGCATTCAGATGCATTTCGAAGTGCATACAGAATCCAGAAGGCACTTTCGCTGATGCCAAAGGTTTTCACCGCTTCCCGATACATCTTCTCATTCGTCTTAAACAGCGCATTGTATTCCGAAAGCCATGCATTGATTGTTTTCATAAGCATCCTCCATTCATCCGAAATCGGACGAAAGAATTATATTCCGAAATCGGATGAATGTCAAGGCGGGACAGGTTAATCATCAAGCGATCCGAAATATGGTGTGCATGTTTTCTGTTTTCTTTCATTTTTTCTAAGGAGGTGAACTCCCGTGATCTGTGTTTATCCGGCTGACTGCACAGACTTCTCCAACAACGGTCTGGGAGCGATCAGTCCGACATCCTGCACCGTCACCGAAACGCTGAACGGTGAATGGGAACTGACGCTGGTTCATCCTATTGACGATCGTGATAAGTGGCGCAAGCTCACGGACGGCGGCATCCTGCGTGTGCCTGTTCCTGCGGCAATGACTCCGCAGATCAATCTGGTCACGCAGCAGTACCAGACCACGACCTATGACGTGGAAATCTACAAGGTCAGCACCAGCCGAGATCCGCTGCGCCTGCGCTCCGGTACTGGCACGAAGTACAAGATCCTTGGCAAGTACAAGAAGGGTACCGAGGTCATCGTTATTGAGAAGACTTCGTCCTCCTGGTACGAAGTAACCTGCCCGGACGGCAAGCATGGTTACATGTCCTCGGAATACCTGACCTATGTGCGTACCGAACAGCAGAGCACAACCACGAATGTCGGCTTCCGAAATGATGTAGTGGAAGCACGCCAACTGCGCGATCAGCCCTTCCGAATCTATCGTGTGGTACCTGAACTGGATAAGGTCACAGTGTACGCCCGCCATATCTTCTACGATCTGCTGGACAACATGCTGAAAAGCGTGAAGCCTGCATCAGATGCGGTCGGCGCGTCGGTTGTACAGAGCATTTCGGATGGATGCCTGTCTGAACATGACTTCACCTTCTATTCCGATCTTGAATCCACTGCTTCGGATGTTTCCTTTGAGAACATCAACCCGGTGGAGGCTCTGCTGGGCGAGAACGGCCTGACCTCCAAGTACGGAGCCGAACTCGTCCGTGACTGGTTTGATGTATTCCTCGTCAGCCGTGTGGGTACGGACAGCGAGGTGCAGATCCGCGAGAAGAAGAATCTCACCGGCATCTCCATTGATGTGGACATGACCGATGCCGTCACGCGCATCATGCCCACGGGCGAGGATGCAGACGGCAATGTGCTGTATCTCCCGGAACTGTACATCGACAGCCCCAATATCGATGCTTTCCCGCATCCGAAGTGGATTCACCTTCCGGTATCCGAAGCCAAGGAAGTGGCCGAGGGCGATAACTACAAAAGCCTGACGTCCTGTTATCAGGACATGCGCAATGCTGCGCAGGCCGAATACGATGCCGGGTGCGATATGCCTACGGTCACGCTGAAAGTTGACTTCGTGAACTGCAAGGATACCGAGGAGTACAGGCAGTTCGCTGCATTGTCCGACATCTTCCTCGGTGATGCCGTCCGGGTGGTTGCAAGGCGTCTGGGATTCGAAGTAACCATGCGCATGACGCAGTACACCTACGATTGTCTGACCCGCAAGTACACCAGCGTCACGCTGGGAACGGCAGCTGAAACGCTGGAAGGCACGACTATCTCCGCCCGCCAGCTGGCATCCGGGTCGATCAGCGGCACGAAGCTGATGCTCAACTCCATCGGCTCCGGGCATCTGCAAAACGGCTCGGTGGGCAGTCTGCAAGTGAAGGCTGCAGCGATCCAGAGCGCACACATCCAGACAGCAGCCATTACACAGGCACACATTGCGCAGGCGCTGATTGAAACATTGAACGCCAATGCGATCACTGCGGTTTCTGCAAAGATTCAGGAATTGGCTGCCGGGCAGATCACGACAGATGAACTTTATGCTTCCATCGCTATGATCTCTACGGCCCAGCTGACTACTGCGAACATTATCAATGCCAACATTGAGTGGGCGCAGATCGAATCGCTGGCAGCAGATATTGCTACCATCTCAAAGGCGCAGATCACCAGCGCAAATATCGATGAAGCCAACATCGATTGGGCGGCAATCACTACGCTCTCTGCTGCGGTAGCCAGTATGGTCAAGGCAGACATCGGCACGGCGGACATCGACTGGTCGCACATCAAGGATCTGGCGACCGATACCGCGATCATCACGCAGGGTACTGCCGGAGAGCTATATATTGCAAAGCTGGCTGTGACCGAAGCGAATATGGTATCCCTGACCGTCGGCGAGCTCGTTGTGAAAGGCTCGGACGGTCATTTTTATTCCGTAAGCGTAGATGAGAACGGAGAAGTGGTCACGACCCTCAAGCAGGTAGTGAACGACGATGTTGCCGATCTGTCCATTCACGGCACAGAAAAGCTGATCGAAGGCTCTATCACTGCCAAGACGCTGAACGTGCAGGAAATCTTCGGCGACAATGCTACGATCAGAAGCCTGATCGCTGCCAACATTGATGTCGATACGCTGTTTGCCCGGGAAGCGACGCTCAATGCCATCAATGCGATGGATATTACAAGCAACACCTACCTCAAGCTGATGGTTGCCGAAAAGGCGGATCAGTCGGAGGTGGATGCCCTCGGCGAGCGCATGGACGCAGCAGAGCTGAAGATCACGCCGGACGCCATTGTTTCCACGGTAACCGGCTCGGCGCAGTATAAAGCAGACCTTGCTGCAGCTTCTTCCACTGGCGGCGGAGTTGAGTTTGTTGTCGGAACGCAGACAGGAACTACAGCCTCCTGGAAAGGAAACGTCAGCTTCTCTGAACTGAAGGATGGTCAGCAGATTACCTACTGGCTTCCCTATACCAGCGGTTCGAGCGTAACGCTTG